TAAGGGTAGGTTAGTAATTTCAGAGACTGGAAAAAACATTGATAAGTTAAGTGATTACAAACCATTAAATCCAAATATACAAACTACACCAGTGATTGGTGAAATTGTAATTGGTGTAAAATATCTTGGACAATTATTCTATACAACACAAGTAAATTTTTTTGGTAATCCCAATTTTAATACACAACACGGATTAAGTAAAGGTAAATCAAAAGATACTTTAGTATCTGATAATATCGATACTGCAAACGAACAAGATGATACAGGTGTAAAAGTTGGTTACTATTTAGAACCAACGCAAGATGTAAGAAGATTATTACCACAAGAGGGTGATGTTTTAATTGAGGGTAGGTTTGGAAACACTATTAGAATTGGTAGTGATATAAAAAATGATAATCAAGATTCACCAAATATTATTTTAAATGCTGGACAATCAAAAGATGATTTTCCAAATCCAAAACAACCAGTAGAAGAAAAAATTGATACAGATGGTTCGAGTGTTTACATAACCACAAATCAACCATTAACATTTACACCTGGTATAGAAAGTAAATTATCACCACCACCATATGAGGGAAAAAATATATTACTTAGTTCAGATAGAATTATTTTTAATACAAAGAATGGTGGGGATATAGTTTTTGGTAGTAATAATAATATTTCTATTTGTGCACCAAAGGAAGTTGTGATAGAAGCAGATACTACCAAGATAGGAAGTGTTGAAGCATCAGAACCATTAGTGTTAGGTGCGATATTAGAAAGTAAGTTAAATGATATACTAACATTAATTGAGACTGGTTTGTTAGCACCGACAGGGCCAGTAGTAGTTGGACCTGGTGCAGGATTATTAGCTAGTTTAAAATCAACACTCTCACAAATAAAGAGTCCTAAGAATTTGGTAGAGTAATGAAGAATGATACTATTAAAGTTATCTTGAGTACGATAACTGCTTTAGGTGGTATTGGTGGGACATATAAAACTATGGAAAATAGAGTTTCAGATTTAGAAAATAAATTACAAGCACAAGAAGAGTATTTAAGAATTGAACTTCAAGTAGAGAAGTTACGACAAGAAGAACTTATCAATGAGATGAAACATAAAAATAAAATGGATTCACTTACATTTGATATGGCAATGAAGCAACAAGAATATTTAATAAAATTAAGTCAAATGGAATAGTTTTTAGAGGAAATTATGAGTTGGGATATATTTAAAGCTGAGTATAAAAAGGGTTTAGATGCAGGAGATGATATGGCAAAAGTAATTGCTGAATCATATGATAAGTGTATTAAACTTGGAATGACTGTAGGAGCAGCACCACCCGCACCATTAGCAAGTGGTAATGTTGCAGCATTAGAAGCAATGTTAAAAATTGCTTTTAAATCTTACGGAGTAACACCATTTCCACTACAACTCGATACAGGTTTAAAATTGTATTGGTTGGGTGGAGTTACTGCAGCAGGAGCGACTGTAATAGTTCCAGGAATAACTGCAGCATATGTTCCTTTGGGAGCAGCAAATAAAGATGTTGATGATTTTGTAGAACAATTAATAAAAAGTTTTAAAACGCACTTAGGTCAGGTGAGTGGACTGTTTCCAGCAGCACCATCACCTTTACCATTTGCAGGTTATAATGTACCAGGATAAAGGAGTTAGAAATGACTAAAAAGCAATTAGTAAAAATAATACAAGAAGTAGTACGAATAGAAGTACAAAAAGAGGTCAAACAGATATTTATTAATGAGGGAATAAATAGCTTAAAGACTAAAAGAAGTACTACTCTCAAATCAACCGCACCAATCGCGAAGAAAAAGGTTCGAAAAATCGTAAAGAAGAAACCAGTTGTTAAACAATATACATCTAATGAATCTCTAAATAGTATTCTTAATGAAACTGCTAATATGGAAACGGATGAATATCCAACAATGGGTGGAGGAGCTTTTGATTCAAGTAGAGCAGCAGAACTATTAGGATATGCAGATGCTGGATTTGGTGGTGATAAAGAAACTGCAAGAAAAGTTGCAGCGGTACAAACAATGAAAGAAGCTGGAGTTAGTTCAGACCAAGTACCTGAGAGTGTAGTAGATGCCCTAACAAAAGATTATAGTGCTTTAATGAAACACGATAAGATGAAGAGTAAAAGATAATGCCTGAAAATGTCAACCTAACGAATAATCCATCTGTCCAACAGATTAATGAGGATGAAGATTCTTTCTTCGGTTGTACATTTCCATTAACTTATCAAGGTGATAATGTAGGATTTTTTCCAAGAGCAAAAACAGTCAAGGAACAAGCATTTTCAAATATAAAAAATCTTTTATTAACTATGAAAGGTGAGCGAGTTGGTCAACCAGATTTTGGTAGTAATTTACCAGCATTAATATTTGAACAAGTTGGGCCAGAATTAAGTGATAGTATTGAAGAAACTATACACGAAGCATTAGAACAATGGTTACCTTATATAAAAGCACAAAATGTTTTTGTGGTACAAGATGAAGCAAACCCAAACCAAATAGTAGTTACATTAGAATTTATTGTGACAGTTGATGACCCAGATTCACCTGAAACAATAACTTTTAATTTTAACGCAGGAGAGTAAAATGGCTAATGATGTAGATTATGGTCTAAATAAGAAAAAAGAAAAAAGAGATATTAGATATATTGGTAGAGAGTTTTCTACTATTAGAGCTAATCTATTAGAATACGCCAAATCATATTATCCTACAGCATACAATGATTTTAACGAATCATCACCAGGTATGATGTTTATTGAAATGGCAAGTTATGTTGGGGATACTTTATCATTTTATATCGACACTCAATACAGAGAAACCTTATTACACGCTGCAGAAGAAACAAAGAATATTTATAAAATTGCACAATCATTTGGATATAAACCAAAACTATCTCATCCAGCATCAGTACTTAGTGAGATAACAATTGAAGTACCAGCAGAAGATGATGGTACAAGTGTAACACCTGATTTAGATTATGCATTAATGGTAAATGCAGATAGTATATTTTCATCCAAAAGTGGAAGAACTTTTAGATTATTAGATGATGTTAATTTTAAAACATCATCATCACTTGATTCACGAGTAGAAAAAATATCACAATATGATTCAGATACACCAACACACTTTACATTAACTAAAAAATGTTTATTAGAATCTGGTACAAAAACTACTGAGAATTTTACATTCGGTGCAGGAATTAAATTTGACAAAGTTATTTTAAGTAAAGAAAAGGTAATACAAATTTTAAGTGTTGTTGATGATGATGGAAATACTTGGTACGAAGTTCCTTTCTTAGCACAAGATACAGTCTTTGCATCAACCGAAAATAATGCAACAACCACACCTGATGTATCTGCTAATGCAGCAGATGCACCTTATATGTTGAAGTTAATTAAAACTGCAAATAGATTTACAACCTACACGAGAAGTGATGGTAAATCAGAATTACGATTTGGTGCAGGAACATCAACAAATGCAGATGAAGAAATAATTCCAAATCCAGATAATGTTGGTTCATCATTAGGAACTGGTGTTAGTAAACTTGATGCATCATTTGACCCAAGTAATTTTTTAAAAACAAAAGCATTTGGACAAGCACCAAGTAATATTACATTAACTATAACTTACACATATGGTGGAGCAATAGAAGATAATATTCTTACTAATGAATTAAAAAATAATGATAGTCTTTCCACTACATTAAATGAAGAGGGATTAGATTCTGATAAAGTTGGTGAAACAAAAGATAGTATTAGTATTACAAACAAAGAACCTGCTACTGGTGGAAGTGGTGGAGAATCACCTGAAGAAATTAGACAAAATGCTTTAGCATATTTTAATTCACAAAATAGAGCAGTTACTAAAGAGGATTATATTACAAGAGTTTATTCATTACCACAAAAGTATGGTAACATTGCTAAAGTACATATTGTACAAGATGAACAATTAGAACAAAATACACAGACAATTATAAAAGATGGTAAGATTAAAAAAGAAAAAAATATAACAACAATACCCAATCCATTAGCATTGAATATGTATGTGTTGGGTTATGATAGAACTAAAAAATTAGTTGCATTAAATGATGCGGTTAAACAAAACCTTAGAGTTTATTTATCTCAATACAGAGTATTAACAGATGCAATAAATATTAAAGATGGTTACACAATTAATATTGGGTGTAGATTCTCAATCATAACTCAGAGAGGACATAACAAAAATGCAGTTTTACTTAAATGTATTGATGCGGTAAAGAATCATTTTGATATAACTAAATGGCAAATCAATCAACCAATAATTTTAAGTGATATTGCTTATGTGATATCTTTAGTTGATGGTGTAGCAAGTGTTGTTCCACCTGAAGATGATAATCCACAGAAACAAATGGTTGTTGTTGAGAATAAGTGGAGAACTGAGAGTGGATATAGTGGACATGTCTATGATTTACAATCTGCAACAAAAGATGGAATTATTTACTCATCACTTGACCCAAGTATATTTGAACTTAAATACCCGAACTTAGATATCGAGGGTAGAGTAGTAGGAGACATTTAATGTTTTATTTTGAATACCCAACAACAGACACAACAATTTATGAAGGTAGTATTACATCATCAATCAATACAGGTTTAGATGAAATATTAGAGGTTTCAAAAAATGTTAACTCTTCAGGCACTACAATTAGTGTATCAAGAGCATTATTAAAATTTGATTATAGTTATATCTCATCATCAGTACAAAGTGGAATTATTCCAAGTGATGCAAAGTATTATTTAAATCTATATGATGCTAGTTCTACAGAACTTGCGATAGAACAAACTTTAGAAACATATATGATTAGTGGAAGTTGGAATGGTGGAACTGGTACAATCGATAGAGACCCAGCATTAAGTGATGGGGCAAGTTGGAAGTATCGTGATAATGATACTGATAAAACAGAATGGGTAAGTGGTAGTACTACACAAGGTGGTACTTGGTACACTTCAAGTTTAGATAGTTCATATAATATTTCATCATCATTTAATTTAGTTTACGAAACAAGAGATATAAGAATGGATGTAACCGATTTAGTTAAGAATCATATCTATTCCAGTTCAGTATTTCCAAACAATGGATTTATTGTAAAAAGAAATAATACTGCAACCAGTCAAAGTTTACATTCTATATTTGACCCCACAACCGCAACTGGTTCTGCAGAGGGTAATTCAACACCACTTGGTAATTTGAAATTCTTTTCAAGAGAAACCCACACTATCTTTCCGCCAAAGTTAGAAGTAGAGTGGGATGATTCAACTTGGAACACAGGCAGTTTAAGTGAATTAAGTTCAACAGATTTAGAGAGGTTGACTGTTTATTTTCAAAATATGAAACCAGAATACAAAGAAAAATCAAAAGTAAAATTTAGAGTAGTGGGTAGAGAATTATATCCAACACGAGGATTTGAAACTACACCAGCAGCATTAACAATCAAAACACTACCAAGTGGTAGTAGAACTATAGAACAAGGAACTTACTATTCAATAAAAGATGCACATACAGAAGATGTGATAATACCATTTAGTACAGGTTCAATTGTTAGTTGTGATTCAAGTGGTAATTACTTTAATGTGTGGATGAATGGGTTTCAACCTGAAAGATTCTACAGATTTGAAATTAAAGTTGTTAGTGGTAGTGGAGTAGACCAAACTTCTATGATATATGATGATGATTATGAATTTAAAGTGGTGAGGTAAAATGCCATTAACTTACGAACAAGCAAAGAAAAAAGATTTTTATCGTAATATTCAAGATGCAGATGAACGAAAACATTTAAAAGCACTTGAAGAAGAAAAGAACAGAGCCGCAATAAGTGGTTCTGCACTTGATGCATTAAATCCATTACGAGATGAAAATGGTTTCTTATTATCTTACGAGGACCCAAAGAATCCAGGTGAAACTTTAACAGAAGAATATCAATATGTTCGAATTGGCGTTGAACAAAAAGCATCTATAACAGCAGATGTTATACGACACTTTGGTGATGATTTACAATTCTTAGAACTTATGCCAAAAGAGATTGAAGAAGCCACAACAACACAAGAAGAATTAAATCAACTTAAAAAAGATTTACAAGGTAAAATAGAAGAACAAGATTTATTAAATCAAGAATTAGATATAACAGGTAAAAAATTACAAAATACTATTGCAATTCAAAATGAACAAGAAATACCATTTCCGAATTTAGATGAAGAAACAGAACAACTTCAAGCAGATAGAGATGCTGCAAGAGAAAAGATTGCAAAAATATTTGGTAAAGGTAAACTTGCAAAAAAGATAGCAGATAAAGTAGCAAAAGAAATCAAAAAAACTACTGGAGAGTAATGAATGTTACAATATGGTTTAACAGATAAAGACAGAGAACAATTAGAATATCCTAAACAATTGTATAGTGGTTTTGGTAGAGATGCTAATGACTTCATACATTTCTATGTCTATGATATGGAGGATAATTTATTAGAAGATGATATCCTAAAACCAGGTGATGTTTTATTCAGAGACGATAATACTATTGATTTAGATATTGGTGGACACGTCAGAGATTTAGGTTATGAAGAAGGTCAATTTAAAGTTAAGTATCTTTTTCTTAGACGATTAGCTGGTAAAAAAGAAACCATTATGGTGAACGATGAGGGATTCATCAATATGGGAAAAATTTCTACTAAAGTTATTAATGGTAAGACAAGATATTTTAAAGGTGGAATGAAACCTACTAACCAAACATTAGAAGAAGTATTTCCAAAAGAAATGAAGTATGTGGTGAAAGAAGTATCACCATCAAAGAATGAAGTAAAAGTAGATGTCCAATTAATTAATAATGTTTCTTATCGTAAAAACTTTGCTGGTATAAATAAAGATTTTGTTTATGTACCAAAAAGAATTGGTGGTGCAAATGCAGGAACAGTCAGATGGGATAAAACTGATGGTAATGTTTTAATAATGACACCAGGTGTTGGTGAACGAGGATTTACAGATGCAATGGTTGGTGGTGAAGTTGTTGTTAAGGGTATGTATGAATACACTTTAACAGAAACTAAAATGGTAGAGACACTTGTTAGAAAAGAAACAGAAGTTTTAATTAATAGACCTACGAAAAGCATACCACCAAGACCAGATGAAAAGAAAGAGTTCTTTGATGATATTGTAAAAACTACAGTCGATAAAGAACCTGTCGGAGTAAAAGAAATATTAGAAAAGACACCAGGCCCAGACCAAGATTATGATGATTATAGAGATAGGGATGATTATGGAAGTGTTTGTTTTACTGGTGATACAAAAATTAAATTAAGTAACAATCGTACCATTCCAATTAAAATGATGAGACCTGGTATGAAAGTTAAAACCGAACAAGGTTATGCAAAAGTATTAAAGGTAGTTAAAGATAACAGACCTTACGGAGATAAATTAGTTCGTTATAAAAATCTTACCACTACAGACCATCACCCGATTAAACATCAAGGTAAATGGTATTTAGCAAATGAAGTTGGTACAGAATTTAAAGCTGAGGCATTAGATGTTTGGAATCTAATACTGGACAAACACCACACTATCATTGCTAACAATATAACATCTGCAACACTTGGTAAGTGGAATAGTATTGAACATTTCTTAGGTGTTAGAGATAGAAGAATTAATATGTTGAGGGTTGCAGAAGATTTTGAAGATACTGGTGGAGGTGGTGGTTCATATGTACCACCAGCAGACCCATCACCATCAGACTCAGTAATAGAAGAGATAATGACTGAGGTAGGAGATAATATACAAACAGATGATGAGGTTGTTGATGAAAGAGGATATGCAAAAGGATTAGAACCTACTAATGAATATATTGTTGATAGGAGACCAAAAGCTTTTACAAAAGAAATAATTGAAGATTTTGCTACTGATGAAGATTCAATAGCAAAATATAAAACAGTCGTTACATTTGATACTGAATTAGTTCCAATTGATGTATTTAAACAAGTACCAGTTGATTATGTTGGTAAGGTTGTTGAAATT